GGAGCTGGGGCAATCTTGGCTATGTCGCGACCGGAACCGATGGTGGCTTCGACGGGGTGAGCCCGGCGGATGCGATCGTGGATCTGGTTTATGCGCTGGGGGCCGAGTACCGCGCCGGAGCGAGCTTCGTGATGAATTCGCGCAGCGCCGGGGCCATTCGCAAGCTCAAGGATGCCGATGGCCGCTTCCTGTGGTCGGACGGGCTTGCCGCCGGGGAGCCGGCACGGCTGATGGGCTATCCGGTTCTGATCGCCGAAGACATGCCCGATATCGGCAGCGATGCCATGGCCGTGGCGTTCGGGGATTTCGGCGCGGGCTACACGATCGCCGAGCGCCCCGACCTGCGGGTTCTGCGCGATCCCTTTTCGGCCAAGCCCCATGTGCTGTTCTACGCGACCAAGCGGGTCGGTGGGGCGATCAGCGACTATGCGGCGATCAAGCTGCTCAAGTTTGGCGTGGCCTGAGCCTGAGGGGCGGGGCCGGTCGGCCCCGCCCATTCCCAATCGCACCCAACCGGAGAGACATGATGCAATTGACCGAGATCGCCCCGGTTCCCGCGAGCGAGCTGCCTTTGGCCGAGCTGCGCGAGCACCTGCGCCTTGGCACCGGGTTCGGGACCGACACGCTGCAGGACAGCGTGCTTGAACAGGCGCTGCGCGCGGCGCTGGCCGTGGTGGAGGGGCGCATCGCCCGGGCGCTTCTTGCGCGGAACTTTCGCCTGACCCTGAGCTTTTGGGGCGGTGGCGAGCAACGCCTTCCGGTGGCCCCGATTGTGCGGATCGACGGGATCGCGCTGGTTGATGCCGATGGCGGCGAGATGCCCTATCCGCCCGAGGACTGGAGCCTGAGCCCGGATGGTCCGGGTCTGCGGCTGGTGGCGCGGAACGGTGCGCTGCCGGGTCTGCCCGGCGGGGGCCATCTGCGGATCGATCTGGTCGCGGGCTATGGCGGTTGGTCCGTAATCCCGGCGGACCTGCGCCAGTCGGTGTTGCTTCTGGCGGCGCAGGCCTACGAGACCCGGTCGGGGGATGGCGCGCTTGCCGTTCTGCCGGGGGTGGCGGCGCTGCTGGCCCCCTACCGCGAGATGCGGATCGGGGCGCGGCCGTGAGCGAGGCCCCGCACCTGACCCGGGCGCTCGTGCTGGAGACGCCCGAGCGCAGCCCGGACGGGGCGGGGGGCTATGCCGAAAGCTGGCGGGCCCTTGGCACCCTGTGGGCCGAGATCGCGCCCCGGACCGGGCGCGAGACCGGGGGGCAATCGGCGGTCCTGTCGCGGGTGCCGCTGCGGATCACCGTGCGGGCGGCCCTGCCGGGGGCGCCCAGCCGACCGCGGGCCGGGCAGCGCTTTGTCGACGGGGACCGGGTCTTTGCGATCCTGAGCGTGACCGAGGCGGACCCCGCCGGGCGGTTCCTGCGCTGTGAGGCCGAAGAGGAGGTGGCGACATGAGCTATGGAGTGGCCGAGGCGCTGCAATCGGCGGTCTATGGGCGGCTGTCGGGGGATGCGGCGCTGGCAGCGCTTGTGGGGCCTGCGATCTATGACAGCCTGCCCGCCGGGACGTTGCCGAACCTGTATGTGACGCTGGGCCCCGAGAAAGTGCGCGATCGGTCGGACCAGACCGGCGGCGGGGCGCGGCACGATCTGACCATATCGGTGCTGAGCGAGGCGGGCGGCTTTGCCGCCGCCAAGGCCGCGGCGGCGGCGGTGAATGACGCGCTGGAGGCCGGGCCCTTGGCCCTGAGCCGGGGGCGGGTGGTCACGCTTGGCTTTGCGCGGGCCAAGGCGCTGCGGGTCGAAGGCGGCACGATGCGCCGGATCGACCTTACATTCCGCGTGCGCACGCAAGACGACACCTAACACCAGAGGAACGGAAAAATGGCGGTACAAAGCGGCAAGGATCTTCTTATCAAGATCGACATGACGGGCAGCGGCCAGTTCGAGGCGGTGGCGGGGCTGCGCGCCACGCGGATCAGCTTCAACGCCGAGGCGGTGGATGTAACCTCGCTCGGCTCATCGGGGGGCTGGCGCGAATTGCTGGGCGGCGCGGGGGTGAAATCCGCGGCGATCAGCGGCTCGGGCGTGTTCCGTGATGCAGGCACCGACGAGCGGGCGCGGCAGATCTTCTTTGACGGGGAGACGCCGGATTTCCAGGTGATCATCCCCGATTTCGGCAGTGTCGAGGGGCCGTTCCAGATCACATCGATCGAATATGCGGGCACCCATGACGGCGAAGCGACCTATGAAATGGCGCTCGCCTCGGCCGGGGAAGTGACGTTTTCGGCGGCGATCTGATGGCCAACCCGTGGGCAGGCGAGGTGACGCTGGTGATCGACGGGCAGCCGCATGTTGCGCGGCTGACCCTTGGGGCGCTGGCCGAGCTGGAGGCGCGGCTCGAGACCGGCACGCTGGTCGATCTGGTCGCACGGTTCGAAGGCGGGCGGTTTTCGGGGCGAGATGTGCTGGCTTTGATCGCGGCGGGGCTGCGCGGCGGCGGCTGGACCGGCACCGAGACGGACCTGATGACCGCCGAGATCGAGGGCGGGCCGCTGGGAGCCGCGCGCAAGGCCGCCGAGCTTTTGGCCCGCGCCTTTGCGCTGCCGGAGTAGGGCGGTGGACTGGGCGGCGCTTTTGCGGCTGGGGATCGGCGGCTGCGGGCTGCGTCCGGCGGAGTTCTGGGCTCTGACACCTGCCGAGTTCTGGCTGATCTGCGGCGGCGGCCCGGGCGGGGCCGCCCCGATGAACCGGGCGCGACTTGACGCGCTTGTAGAGAGATTTCCGGACAGGGAGAGCCCGAATGGATGAGTTCGACACCTTCGACAACGAGGCCGAGGCGCTGGCTGCGACACTGGCGCGGAGCGCGGACATGACCGCCGCCTTCGAGGGGCGCCTGCGCGAAATGCAGGAGGCGCTTGGCGGCACGGTGCGCGATCTGGGCAAGGTCGAAAAGGGCTTTTCCGGCGGGCTGAAGCGGGCCTTTGACGGTGTGGTCCTAGACGGCAAGAGCCTGAGCGATGCGTTGGGGGTGGTGGCCAAGGCCATGGTCGACACCGCTTATAACGCGGCGGTTCGGCCCGTGACGAACCACTTTGGCGGTCTGCTGGCCGAAGGCGTGAACGGGCTGGTCGCTGGCATGATGCCCTTTGCCGAAGGGGGTGTGCTGTCCGGCGGGCGGGTTCAGCCCTTTGCCCGTGGCGGTGTCGTGACCGGTCCGGTGTCGTTTCCCATGCGGGGCGGGACCGGGTTGATGGGCGAGGCCGGGCCCGAAGCGATCCTGCCCTTGTCGCGGGGGGCGGATGGGCGGCTTGGCGTGCAGGCCCCGGGCGGCCAGCCGGTGCAGGTCACGATCAATGTGCAGACCCCCGATGTCGACGGGTTCCGCCGCAGTCAGGGGCAGATCGCCGCGCAGATGGGCCGCCTTCTGAGCCGCGGCGCCCGCAACCGCTGAGGAGACAGCCATGGACTTTCACGAGATACGGTTTCCCGCATCCCTGAGCTTTGGTGCCCTTGGCGGGCCCGAGCGGCGCACCGACGTGGTCACGCTGGCCAACGGGTTCGAAGAGCGCAACAGCCCGTGGTCGATGTCGCGGCGCCGCTTCGATGCGGGGCTCGGTCTGCGGTCGCTGGACGACATTGAGGCGCTGGTCGCGTTTTTCGAAGCGCGGGGCGGGCGCATGCACGGGTTCCGCTGGAAGGATTGGGGGGACTACAAGTCGGGCCGCCCCTCGTCTGCGCCGGATGCGCAGGACCAGATCCTTGGCGTGGGGGACGAGGCGCAGACCGAGTACCAGCTGATCAAGCGCTATCGCTCGGGGGCGCAGGATTACGTGCGCGAGATCCGCAAGCCGGTGCCGGGCACGGTCAAGGTGGCCATCGGCGGTGTGCCCCAGCACGAGGGGATCGACTGGGAGGTTGATACCGCCACCGGCGTGGTCAGCTTTGCCCATCCGCCCGATGTGCCCGGCGATGTGACGGCGGGCTTCGAGTTCGACGTGCCTGTGCGGTTCGATACCGACCGGATCGCTGTGTCGGTCCAGAGTTTTCAGGCGGGCGAGGTCCCCGAGATCCCCGTTGTCGAGGTGCGGATATGAGCGACCGTGTGACCAGCTTTTGTCGGGCTTGGGCCGTCACCCGGCAGGACGGGATGGTTCTGGGCTTTACCGACCATGACGGCGATCTGGCCTTCGACGGGATCACGTTTCGGGCGCGGACCGGGCTGACGGCTGCGGCGCTGCAGCAGACGACGGGCCTGTCTGTGGACAACAGCGAGGCGATGGGCGCGCTGAGTGATGCCGCGATCACCGAAGCGGATATCGCGGCGGGGCGCTATGACCGGGCCGAGATCCGGATCTGGCGGGTGGATTGGCACGCGCCGGACACCCGCGAGTTGGAGTTCCGCGGCGAGATCGGTGAGATCCGCCATGGGGACGGTGCCTTTCATGCCGAGTTGCGGGGTCTGACGGACCTGCTGAACCAGACGAGCGGGCGCATCTATCAGCGCGACTGCGCGGCCGTTCTAGGCGATGCGGCCTGCGGTATCGATCTGCAGGACCCGGTCTATCGGCTGGAGGCGGCCTGCGCGGGGGCCGAGGCAGGGCGCAGGTTTCGCTGCGCCGATGGCGGCACCCATGCCGAGGGGTGGTTCACCCACGGGGCCTTGCGGATCGGCAGCGGGGCCGGGGCGGGACTGTCGGGGCTGATCAAATCCGACCGGCTGATGGATGGCATGCGCGAGATCGGGCTCTGGGAGCCGCTGCGAGCGGACATCGCGGCGGGGGACCTGCTGATTTTGACTGCGGGATGCGACAGGCGGGCCGAGACCTGCCGGACGAAATTCGCGAATTTCGCCAATTTCCGGGGGTTTCCCCATGTTCCGGGCGAAGACTGGCTGACCGCCGTTCCAAGCCGAAGCCAGCCCCGCGACGGCGGGAGGCGCGGGGCATGAGTGAGGTCGTTGCGCGGGCGCGGGGCTGGATCGGCACGCCCTATCTGCATCAGGCGGCGCGGCGCGGCGTGGGGTGCGATTGCCTTGGGCTGGTGCTGGGGGTGATGGCCGAGACAGGCCAGCCCGTGCCGCGCGATCTGCCGCCCTATACGCCCGACTGGAACGAGCCACAGGGGCGCGACGCCCTGCTCGCAGAGCTGTCGCGGCGGCTGGCGCCCTGTGACGCGGGCGCGGCGGGCGCGGTTCTTGTCATGCGGATGCGGACGGGCGCGGTGGCCAAGCATCTGGACATCGGCACGGGCGCGGGCACCTTCATTCATGACTATTCGAAACATGGGGTCGTCGAAAGCTGGCTGACCCCGCCATGGCGGCGGCGGATCGCGGCGGCATTCGCATGGCCGGGGGGAGATATCTGATGGCGACACTTGTTCTTTCGGCTGCGGGCATGGCGATCGGCGGCTCTGTGGGCGGCACGGTTCTGGGCCTGTCGGCGGCGGCGATCGGGCGGGCCGCCGGGGCGGCGGTCGGGCGCGCGATCGACCAACGGATCCTTGGCGCCGGAAGCGAGCCGGTGGAAAGCGGGCGGGTGGATCGGTTCCGGCTGACCGGGGCTGGCGAAGGCGCCGCGATCCCGCGCGTCCATGGCCGGGTCCGGCTGGGCGGGCACGTGATCTGGGCCAGCAATTTCCGCGAGGACGTGACCCGGACCGGCGGCGGCAAGGGGGCCCCGCAGCGGCCCCGGGTCGACAACTATTCCTATAGCGTGAGCCTTGCCATCGCATTGTGCGAGGGCGAGATCACCCATCTGGGCCGGGTCTGGGCCGACGGGGTCGAGATCGACCGCCAAAGCGTCGATCTGCGGGTCTATCCGGGGTCCGAGGCGCAGCAGCCCGATCCGCTGATCGCCGCGATCGAAGGCGCGGATGCGGCCCCGGCCTATCGCGGCACGGCCTACGTGGTGATTGAGGAGTTGGACCTTGGCCCCTATGGCAACCGGGTGCCGCAGTTTTCCTTTGAAGTGATGCGCGCAGCCCAACCCGAGGATCCCGAGCCCGAGGATATGACGCGGATCGTGCGCGGGGTCGCGATGATCCCCGGCACGGGGGAATACGCGTTGGCCACCACGCCGCTGAGCCGAAGCGCCGGCGTAGCCGAGCGGCAATTGGTGAACATGAACACGCCGGGCGGGCAGGCCGATCTTTTGCAGTCGCTTGATGCGCTCGAAGGTGAGTTGCCCGCCTGCCGGTCCGTCAGCCTTGTGGTCAGCTGGTTCGGTGAGGATCTGCGCTGCGGTCGCTGCGGGCTTTATCCCCGGTCGGAAAGTGCGACGGGCGATGCGGATGGGATGCCGTGGCGGGTGTCGGGCATCGGGCGCGGTCAGGCGGGGCGCGTCGCGTCGGAGAATGGGCGGGCGGTCTATGGGGGCACGCCCGCGGATGCCAGCGTGATCGAGGCGATCACCGAGATGCGGGCGCGCGGGCTGGGGACGGTGTTCTATCCCTTCATCCTGATGGAGCAATTGGACGACAACGGTCTGGAGGACCCGGGGACCGGGGCGGTTGATCAGCCGCGGCTGCCTTGGCGCGGGCGGATCACGCTGGATATCGCGCCGGGGCGGACGGGAAGCAGCGACGGGACCGCCGCCGCCGAGGCCGAGGTCGCGGCGTTCTTTGGCACGGCCGCGCCCGGCGATTTCGCGCATGGCGACGGAACCGTCACCTATTCCGGCCCCGAGGAATGGTCCTATCGCCGGATGATCCTGCACTACGCCCATTTGTGCGTGATGGCGGGCGGGGTCGACACGTTCCTTGTCGGCTCGGAGATGCGAGGGCTGACGACGATCCGCGGGGCCGGGGACAGCTACCCGGCGGTGGCGGCGCTGGTGCAGCTGGTGCGGGATGTGCGGGCGATCCTTGGGCCGGACTGC